TCCTTACGAATGTGGGGATGGCCAAGCAGGCGAACGCCGACGCGCTCGGCATTCCCTGGCTGATCACGCAAATGGGCGTGGGGGATGCCAATGGCACCGACCCGATCCCGAGCGCGACACAGACCAAACTGATCAACGAGTGGCGCCGTAAGCCGCTCAATCAACTGAAGGTCGACCCGAATAACCCTGCGGTGATCATCGCCGAGCAGATCATTCCCGCGGACGAGGGTGGTAAGTGGATCCGCGAAATGGGCCTATACGATGCGGACGGCGATCTGGTGGCGGTGGCCAACTGCGCGCCGAGCTTCAAGCCGCTGCTGTCGCAAGGCTCGGGCCGCACGCAGGTCGTGCGGATGAACTTCGTTGTCACCAGTACTGGCAATATCACGCTAAAGATCGATCCGGCCGTGGTGTTGGCGACGCGTGAGTACGTCGACGCGAAAATTCTGGAAGAGCTGTACAAGCTCGACAGCAAGCAGTCGGTCCGGGCTGCTACCACAGCCAATATCGCGCTGTCGGGGCTTCAGTCCATTGATGGCGTGGTGCTGGCCGTTGGTGATCGGGTGTTGGTGAAAAGCCAGACTGCCGCCAAGGACAACGGCGTATGGGTGGTGGCGGCGGCTGGCTGGTCGCGTGCGGCGGATGCAGACTCAAGTACAGAAGTCACATCTGCATTGCTGGTGTCGGTCGAGCAGGGCGCTACGTTGGCCGATACCCGTTGGCAATTGATCACCGACGGGGCGATTATCCTGGGCACCACGGCGTTGACGTTCCAGAACGTGACGCAGGGTTTTGCGCCAATCAACGCCCCGGCGCTGGTCAATCCGACGGCAAACACGCCGGCGCAGTTTGATGTCTCTCAGTTGCTGATCAACTCTGCATTCGTAAAGCGCATGGGTGTTGAATATTCCAACCTTAGCTCGGTGGGAGTCAGCACGGCGCTCACCAGCGCAAATGTCGGCAGCGTGGTGAGTGCGGCATCGGCAACGCCGATCAATGTCACGTTGCCATCCACGACTGGTTTGTCTCAGGGGGCAACCATTGAAGTGGCCAACACTGGTGGCGGTGGTCTTGTGACTGTTTTGGCTGCTAGCGGTGACACGTTGACTTCGCAAGCTGGCATCGTCGTGCCGGTCGTTCTTGGCGCGGGTGACAATGCCTATTTCATCAAGGTTTCCAGCGAATGGCGTCTACGTGGTGGCTCTATTGCGCTCAAATACGCCGCGCTTTTCGCCGCCGTACTCGGGGTTACTTCGGCCAGCCAGCAACTACCCGGATTGATCATTAAGGCGGGAAATATCTCCAGCGTTTCTACCGCAGCAACCATCCCTCTGACCTTTCCGGTGTCGTTTCCCAATGCTTGTGTGGCCTTGATTCTTTCGCCGTGGCAAAACGGCGGGGCTACCTATTCTCACAGTGGCCGGGACAGGTCTGGTGCCACTATTTACCGTGGGACAAACGCTGCCTATTACTTTGACTACATCGCTATCGGGTATTAAGCATGGGCAAGTTTTATAGTCGTATCGATGATAATCGTGGCGGTTTTTTTGATTCGGCCACTCATGGTGATGTCGGCAGTCCGGGCTGCACTATTCCGAAAGGGGCCAAGGAAATCACCGATGTTTACCACGAAGAATTGGTTGCCGCGCAAAGCGCTGGGAAGTTGATTGTTCCTGATCTTGACGGTTATCCGATCGCGGTTGATCCGCCGCCACCGGATGCTGAGGCGCTGGCCGAGGCAGAGCGTGTTTGGCGTGATGGACAATTGGCGCTGACCGATCCGCTGGTGTCCCGGCATCGCGACGAGATCGAGGAGGGGGGCGAAACCTCGCTCACGGCCGACCAGTACGCGGAGTTGCAGGCGTACCGCCGGCAGTTGCGCGACTGGCCGCAAGGGGATCAATTCCCCCTCGCTGAACACCGGTCGCCGACGCCGACCTGGTTGTCAGCACAACCCAACTAAACGCCCCGCACTGACGGGGCGTTTTCTTTTCCGTTACGCGTAACACGAACACCCTCACAGCCTCGCTTATGCGGGGCTTTTTCGTTTCTGGAGACTGAGCCTTATGAGTTTTTTCCACGGCGTCACGACCACGTCGGTCGACACCGGCGCGCGCACCATCTCGCTGCCCTCGTCGTCGATTATCGGTCTGTGCGATACCTTCACCCCGGGCGTTCTCGGCGGTGGTACCGCCAAGGCGGGTGAGCTGAAGTTGATCACCACCGAGCGCGAAGCCATTGCCGCCTTCGGCGCCGATTCGGCAATCACCAAGGCCTGTCAGGCGATTTACGTCAAAGCCAAGGCAGTGATCGTCGCCATCGGCGTGGCCAAGCTGGAGGACCCTGCGCTGCAAACCTCGGCGATCATCGGCGGCGTGCTGGAGTCGGGTCAGCGTACCGGCCTACAGGCGCTGCTCGACGGCAAAAGCTTGTTCAATGCCCAGCCGCGGTTGTTGATCGCGCCGGGTCACACCGCGACTCAGGCGGTGGCCACGGCGCTCGATAGCTTGGCGCAGAAACTGCGCGCTATCGGCATCATCGACGGCCCGGGTACGACCGACGAGGCCGCCATGGCCTACGCCGAGAACTTCGGCAGTCGCAACCTGTTCATGGTCGACCCGGGCGTCAAGTACTGGGACACCATCACCAGCAAGACCGTCGACGCCCCCGGTTCGGCTTGGGCGGCGGGGCTGTTTGCCTGGACGGATGCTGAATACGGTTTTTGGGCTTCGCCGTCGAACAAGGAGTTGACCGGCATCACTGGTACCGGTCGCGCGGTCGAGTACCTGGACGGCGACGAGACCTGCCGGGCGAATTTGCTCAACAACGCCAATATCACCACGATCATTCGCGACGACGGTTACCGCCTGTGGGGCAACCGTACGCTGTCGAGCGATCCGAAGTGGGCGTTCGTTACCCGCGTTCGCACGCTGTTCATCATCATGGACGCGGTGCAGGCCGGACACAAATGGGCGGTCGACCGCTCGATCACCAAGACCTACGTCAAGGACGTCACCGATGGCCTGCAAGCGTTCGGTCGCGACTTGAAGAACCAGGGCGCGGTGCTCAAGTTCGAGGCTTACGCTGATCAGGAACTAAACACGGCCAGCCAGATTGAGCAGGGCAAGGTGTACTGGCGCATTCGCTTCACCGACGTGCCACCGGCCGAAAACCCGAACTTTCTTTTTGAGGTCACCAATGAAGGGATGACCGAAGTGCTTGAAGCAGCCTAAGGGGCGTAACCAATGATTCCTCAGACTTTGTACAACACCAACCTGTTCGTCGACGGCGTGAACTTCTCCGGCGACGTGCCCAGCCTGACGCTGCCCAAGCTGACCACCAAGACCGACGAATACCGAGGCGGCGGCATGGCCGGTCCCATCGAGATGGATCAGGGGCTTGAGAAAATGGAAGCCTCGTTTGTCACCAAGGGCGTGCGCCGCGAGTCGCTCAAATACTTTGGCCTGGCGGACGGCACGGCCTTCAACGCCACGTTCCGAGGTGCCTTCAAGGGCCAAAAGGGCGCGGTGACAGCGGTCGTTGCCACCCTGCGCGGTCGCCTCAAAGAAGTCGATCTCGGTGACTGGAAAGCCGGTGATGCAGCCGAGATCAAGCACGCCGTTGCGGTCACGTACTACAAGCTCGAAATCGACGGGCGCCTGATGTACGAGATCGACATGGTCGCCGGCATCCAGGTGATCGACGGCAAAGACCAACTCCTCGAAGTGCGCCAGGCGCTCGGCATGTAAGGAATAGATCCAGATGACTCAAGTAATCGCTAAAAACCTGCCGGCCTGGCTGTCGCTAAGTGCGCTCGGCGCTGTTGTAACTCTGACCCGTCCAAGCCAAGCCAATAGCGTCGACGTCGAGACGTTGAACCTGCGAAACCCGACCGTGCGAGAGGTGCGCGCGGCTGATCGTGCTGCCAACGGCGATGATGAACAGCGCGAACTGATGCTGTTCGCAGGTCTCGCCGAAGTCGGACTGAAGGATCTGGAAGGCCTCAAGCTGACGGATTATCGCCGCGTGCAAACGGCGTATTCGCACCTGGTACCTAAAACCGACTATTCGGACTTGATGCCGGCGTGGTTGTCGCTGACCACCGATCAGGTGCTGGTGACGCTGTCGTCTCCGAGTGAGATCAACGGCGTGACCGTCGACAAGCTGGCCTTGCGTTCGCCGACCGTGGGCGACGTGCGGGCGGCCAACCGGGAAGTGGGTGGCGATGATGAGCAGCGCGAGCTGGTGTTGTTTGCTGCATTGTCCGGTGCGCGTGTGGCGGATCTGGAGGGGCTGAAGCTGGTGGATTTTAACCGCTTGCAGGCCGGCTATTTTCGCATGGACAACGACGACGGGCTTTAACCCCAGCGTTATTAAGTCGGCGGCGAAACGTCTGGCGGCGGAAACCGGATTTTCCGCCGCTGAGATCCAGTCGATGCCGTTCGCGGATATGGTGTGGTGGCTCACGGATTGAGCTGCCGTCGGTAGTGCTGGGCACATGAGGGCCATGACATGGCAAACAAACTCGCCCTCGGGCTGGTGATCGGCGGTGCCGTCAGTTCTACGGTCGGCGCCGCGTTCAAGGACGTGACCGGGCGCATCAAGCGCCTCGAGGCAGAAGGCAACAAAGCGCGTGTGCTGCAGCGCACGATTGGCGACACCATCCGCCTGCGCGAAGAATGGAAAAAGGCTCACGACACCGGCGCAGCCGGTGCGTCCAAATTACTCAACCGTTTGAACTCGAACCTCGACAGCTTGAAAAAGCAGGGGGTCGAGGTCGGCCGGCTGGAAAAAGCCTATCGCTCGATGGGGCAGATGGCCAACAAGGCCGAGCTGAAAGCCAAGGGTCATCAGCAGATCGATTCTGGTGTAAAGGGCATGAAGGGCGCTGTCGGTGCGGCGGTGGTCGGTGTCGGTGCCATGGCGGTACCGGCCAAGGTCAGCGCTGATTTTGGTGCCATTGTACGAGACATCGCGATCAAGGCCGGCATTGCCAATAAGCCGCAAGAGCAGGAGATGTCGCGAAAGATCATCGACACTTCACGCGACACCGGCATGGCGCGCAACGATGTGGCCGATGTGGTCAATCAGTTGGTCGGCGCCGGTATGGATCTGAGCAAGGCGCTGGAATACGCGCCTGTCGCGGCCAAGTTTGTCGTGGGGCAGGGATCCAGCGGTGTCGACACGGCGAAGATGAT